GATTTAGAAAGACTGCATAGTATTACATTAGCTATGGGTGAATCTTCTTCTCCAGAGTGGACTGCTCCTAGAGTACTTGAATCTGTTTTTTATAAAGAGAAAGGTAGAACTAAAAAAGCAGAAGGTGGAGATATTGAAGACCAAATGGAAGGTCTTGCCATATCAGTAGAGCCTGTTACTGTAGAAAAAGAAATAGAAGAACAACAGCTTCCAGACGAAGAAATGGAAGCGGATTATGTAGACTTTGTAGTTGATTCTACATTATCAGAAGAAGATAAAAATTATTTAGAAAGTGCTCTCGCAGAAGATGCTAAGTTAAGTGAACTATTTGACCAAGTAGTTGAGAGTGCTTCAGAGTTTTCTGGGTCTGGTCCTATTGAAGGTCCAGGAACGGAAGTATCCGATTCGATACCTGCAAGGTTATCGGATGGAGAATTTGTCTTTACTGCAAAAGCAACTGAAGAAATCGGAGAAGACAGTTTAATGTCTATGATGAAAGACGCAGAAGCTGCAGCAGATGAAAGGCAAGGTGTCGTTCATGGTGGCATGGTTGAAGACGAAGGCGATCCTAAAGCAGTTCCGATTCAAACTAGAGGAAGCATAGCAGCACAAGGTAATATACCTAATGTTGCAAAGCAATCTCGTCAGGTTGAAGAAGAAATGTTGAAGTCAAGTCCTCGAAGATACTATGTTCCTGTGAGTGGCTAAAAGCGATAAAGCGACCCTATAATTTTATAGGCACTATATCATATATAACAACCGAAAGGCGACCTTTACAAGACAAGCCCTACTGTGCACAATGTAGCGACCTTGTTAGAGAAGCCCTGATTAGGAGGTAAGAAAATGACTGAAGAAGTTATAACCGAGAACCAAGAACCAAAAAAAGCCAACCCTTATAATGCAAAAAAAGATTGGCATAATGTAAAAGATAAACCTTTTGTATCGTCAGATAATTTATTTTTTGATAAACCTGTTTCAACTGAACATGACGAAAGTGATGAAATTGAAGCAGAAAAACAAGAAATAGAAGCGACTAAGGATAAACCTTATAAGCGACCCAACTATAAAAAACGATATGATGATTTAAAAACTCACTACGATGCTAGACTTAACGAGTTTAAAGCTAGAGAACAAGAGTTAATACAGGAAGCTGTTTCAAACAGACCAGAGTATAAAGCTCCAAAATCTCCAGAAGAACTAGAAAAGTTTAAAAACGAGTATCCTGATGTTTACGAAGTAGTAGAGTCTGTTGCCCACATGCAAAGTGAAAATCAAGTTGCTGAATTGCAAACAAGATTAGATGCTATGCAGAATCGTGAAACAGAAATACTAAAACGAGAAGCTGAAAAGGACCTTCGAGAAAAACATCCTGATTTTGATGAAATTAGAAACAGCGATGAATTTCAAGATTGGGCTAATTTGCAACCAGAGGCTATTAAAGATTGGATTTTTAATAACCCAAATGATGCAACTTTAGCAAGTAGAGCTTTAGATTTATTTAAAAAGGATATTGGATTAGAGGTTACACAACCTACGTCAAATTCTAAACAGACTACACAATCTGCTGCTGATATGATTTCTACTAAAACAACTACTGTAGAACCAAATCAACAAAAGGTGTGGTCGGAAAGAGAGATTGCTGCCATGAGTGTTTCAGAGTTTGATAAATTTGAAGAAGAAATATCAAATGCAATGCAAGAAGGCAGAATCATTAAATAAACTATTTAGTTTAATAACTAAATTCTAACTAAGGAGATATCCAAATGGCTCAATATTTTGAACCTTCAACGGATACTAATGCTAACTTTGCTAACTCCGTAAGTGGACAAACTAATAGTTTCTTTTTACCTTCGGTTTATTCTAAAAAGGTTTTAAACTTTTTTAGAAAATCTTCGGTAGTAGAAGCTATTACAAACACCGATTATTCGGGTGAAATATCTGCTTTCGGAGACTCAGTAAAGATTATCAAAGAACCCGTTATCTCTGTATCAGCGTACACTAGAAATAGTGATACAACTGAAACTAGACTAACAGACCAAGAAACATCTTTAGTAGTTGATAGTGCTAATGCGTTTAAATTCATCGTAGATGATATTGAAACAAATATGTCACATGTTAACTTTAAAGAAGTTGCTTCCAGTTCTGCTGCATACGCATTGAAAGATGCTTATGATGCTGCTGTAATAGTAACTATGTTTGCTGGTCTATCTGCTTCATCACCTAACCACGTGTTAGGTTCTGACAGTGCTACTGATTTAGCTTCTGGAACTTTTGATGGAACAGGTAATCTAGATATAGGTTTTGGAACTGATGAACATGATCCTTTAGACCTTATGGGTAGAATGGCAAGACTATTAGACGATCAAAATGTACCTGAAGAAGGTAGATGGTTCGTTGCTGGTCCTGACTTCTACGAAGTTCTAGGAAGTTCTAGTTCTAAATTACTGTCTGTAGACTACAATGCTGGACAGGGTTCGATTAGAAACGGCTTAGTTTCTAGTGGAAAACTTCGTGGTTTTGACATGTACAAGTCAAATAACATAGCTGCAACATCTAATGCTGCAGGTAAATGTTTGGCAGGTCACATCTCATCTACTGCGACTGCAAATACAATTCTTTCAACAGAAGTGTTGAGAGACCCAACATCGTTTGGTGACATTGTGAGAGGTCTTCATGTTTTTGGTGCGAAAGTACTAAGAGATGAAGCTCTTGTTGGTGCATTCTACGGAATAGACTAACGAAACAGATTTGGGAGGTGTAACAGCCTCCCACATCTTTACTTTTATAGTATAAATTATATTTTAACAATAACTATTTTTAATTAAATAGAGGAGAAAAAAATGGCAAACCCAGTTATAGATATAAGAGATACAGGGCGAAACTCAGCAAAAGTAAGCGATGTACGTGCACTTTCTGATAATTCAGTTACTTCATGGACTTCAGCTACTACAGGAACTATTGCAGTAACTGCTGACGCAACTTATGATGTTTCATTCACACAACCAGCAGATACTATTATTCGTAATCTTATCGCAATTCCAGCAGGTAACATTGTTACAGCAGGAGCTTCAGGCGATGATGTTGATTTCGATTTAGGAACTGCAGCAGGTGGTGGTCAGCTTATTGATGAAAAAGCTATCTTAGATGATGGTGGATCAGCAGTAACGTGGACAGCTAATGTACCTTTATATATCATTCAAAATTCACATGGACACGCAGCCAATGCCTTTGTAGGTACTGGAGTAACTGCAGGTGTTTATGGTGGTCCAGCTACTTCAGAAGCAATCGTTATTGCATCTACGCTGTACAGCTCTTCAGCTCGTACACTTTATGCAAGGCTAAAACCTTTAGCAAATGATCTTGCAACTGCAGCTACAACTGTGACTTATTTAATCGAGTTTTTACATTTAGGTGTATTACCTGATTAATTCTTATAGAAACTAAGGCGTATGTGGAGAGGGTTTATTATTCTCTCCCGTACATTTTTTTAAACAAAAATATGTGTAACATAGGAGATCAGAATAATGATATTAAGTAGATTAGTATTATTTTTTAGTTTTTTATTGGTTATATCGGGATGTACACTTATAACAACTGCTGTAGAATCAGGAAAGGATATTGGTACTGCAGCTATTGATGAAGTAGTAGACATTACAACTACTGCTGTATCTATACCAGTACAAGCTGTTGGTACAGTCATTGATAAGTTAGAAGAAGAAACTAGTCCAGAAGACCAAGAAGACGATAAAAAAAAATAAATAAAACTTGTATTTGTATAAGTAAGGAGCAATAAAAGTAGTATGGCAACATATCTAAACTTAACTAACGAACTATTAAGAGAACTAAATGAAGTTGTTTTAACTTCAGCAAACTTTAGTGCTGCAGTAGGAGCACAAGCTCATGCTAAAGACTGTATCAATAGAGCATATAGTGATATAGTAATGGCAGAGCCTCAATGGTCTTTCTTAGCTACTGGAGAAAGTGGAGCAACTGATCCTTTCTATGGTAATGTTTATGTAGAGACTACAGCAGGAACTCGATGGTATGAATTAAAAGCTTCCAGTTCTAGTATTACAGCAGATTATGGTTCAGTAGATTGGGATAACTTTTATCTAACTACTATAGGTGTAAGTGGAGCAAGTACTCCTTATACTAGTCAAAATTTAAAGTTTATTACAACTGAAGAATGGAAAGATCATTTAAGAGAGTCTGAGAATATAGATGATGCAGATTCTCAAACTTATGGAGAACCTAAATTTGTTATCCGAAGTCCTGACGCTAGAAAGTTTGGAGTAAGTCCAATACCTGATAAAGTTTATCGAGTTTGGTTCTTTGCTTGGGATTTACCAACAGCATTAGATGCTCATGGAGATGCAACAGTTTTTCCAGATGTATACAATCCAGTATTAATGGCACGAGCTAGGTATCATTTCCATCAATTTAAAGATGCTCCACAACAAGCAGCCTTTGCTTTAGAAGATTATAAAAAAGGATTAAAACAAATGCAATCAGCTTTAATGAATCCTACACCTAAAGACATGTCAACGGATCATATCTAATGCCATCACAACCATACGCATTAGCATGTGAAGGAGGACTCGACAAGTCTTCTAGTTCTTTTGAACTCTTACGTAGACCTGGAGCAGCAACTTTATTAGAAAACTTTGAAGTTGATATAGCTGGAGGTTATCGTAGAGTAAATGGTTATACTGCCTTTGGTGGTGCTAGTGCAGCTAATCCTAGTACAGATGATGATATATTAGGCTTACACGTTTATGCAGATGGTGTAATAGCTTGTACAAGTACTAATATTTATTTTAGTTTAGATGGAACAAGTTGGTTACAGATTAATAGAGATAGTGTAGCAGGTGGTGGAGATAACTACAGTACCTTTACAGGTCGTAGTGCATTAGCAAGAACATCACAAGGTAAAGCACACTTTGCAACTTTTGAAGGTGATACAACTTACGGAGAAGTTATTATTACTGATGAAGGATCAGGGGTAAAACCTTTTTACTTCAAAATGACAGGTACTGGAGCATTAAGTGA